CGCTTTGAATTGGCCAAATAAAGCACACGTTTAAGCAATTCATTATCCTTATATTTTTTAAGGATTTCCATTTTTTGATTGGTGCTTGATTCAGCAGCAATTTCATCGAAGATTTCTTTAATTGTCATGTATTTTTATTTAGTCATACAAAGGTAATGAATTAAATTGATACTACCAAATTTATTTTGGACATTTAAAAGGTTCGCTACCATTTGCATGTTCATCACAAAGTGTTTTTAACCAAGAACCTTTTCTTAAAACACCTTCTTTACCACATATCTCACATGTTTTATATGATAAATTCTCATATTTATCTATCACTTTATAACCTTCATCTGACAAATTTTCGACATAAAATCTCAAACCACCAAATTTCTCTTTTACTTGATTAACTTGTCTGTCCCAACCTATTGCAATAAGTTCATCAATTAAACATTTAACCAAATCATACCAACCTTCTTCTATGTCAAAGAAATCACTAGTTAATATCTTCCCCCTTTCTGGCCTCCATGACCTTTCCAACCCACCTATAGATTCTAAATACTTATTAAACTCTTCTTTTGTCATATAAACGGAATTTCTTGTGTTGTGTCCCATACAGCTTTTTGGATTAATTTTACCCCATCTTCACTTTCATATTCAAATCGAGCATCCATTTCACGCAAAACATACAATGTGACACCATATTCTTCAGCAATAGCTTTAATAGTTTCACCATCTTTGGTAAGGTCCAAATCACCATACCAAATCTTACCTTCTTTGGCAGTTACGATGTTTGCATTAAAGTAGCAAACGCTGTTAGGGTTTCTGTCCCTGTAATCACTCTTCGAGGAGGACATCATCCTACCCATAATCAAGCCATTGGCTCTAAGGATTTCATTTATATTCATAATTTACAAATTTACCAAATTAATTTTAATTAAAGAAGAAATCCCCTAAGAAAATCTTAGAGGATTTTGTACAAGGCTTTATCATCATAGTTTGCTACGAACTCTTCAACAGATGATACTTTACCATCGTTTAAACCGAAAAACAAACCAGTGAAGTTTTTAACTTCTATTTTATCACAAACTTCAAATACTGCTTGCGCATATTTTTTCTTTTCTTGTGGTGTTATGTTCTTTGGACGTAAAGTTTTAAGTTCATCCCAAACAGAGTTTAGTTTTGCAACCAAAGCATCATAGTTTGTTTTTAACTTATACAATTCATTTTTTCTTTCTGGGAATGTAGAAGCAAATTCTTCTATTTCATTTGCTTTTATAACATACATAATAGCATACTCCGCAGTACGATTTTTTAAATGATGAATAGCGACATATTTTGGAGATTTAACTTTTACCCTATTATGGTTTATGTCTACTATTACATATCCTTCAAAAAAAGAATCCATAGTTTCAAATGTCTTTAACAAAGTTCCAACATTCTTGATGTTTAAGTCATACGCTTTGACACGTGGAACACCTAATTTTTCAGCTATTATTGTAAGTTCTTCAAATGACACTTCTTTAAAAGTTTCAAGATTACGAACAGTCAATAAAGATGCTGAGGATTCACCATGTGGTTTAACAACAATATTATATGGTGTTGTTAACTCAAATACATATGTATAACCCTTAGTAAATTTTGATTCATCAAGATTGTATTTTTCCTTAACAGTATTCCAGAATAATTGGTTGAATGTTGTACCCATTTTGTTATTTACTTCACCTTCACCTTCAGCAGTTCCAGTTGTAGCAGCATACCAAACATTCTTTGTCCAGTCAAAATAGACTTGAATCATGCTGCCGTCAAGTTTTTCTAAAACATGTGCGGTGTTCCAATCAATTTTGTGTGCATTTCCTTCTTCAGAATTGAAGAATTTTTTAAAAGACATACTTAAAACATCCCATGTACCGTTTTCTAATATTAACCCTCTACATTCTTGAACCTCTGGTTTAGCCATCAACGATGGAGCTGATAATTGGTTGTATTTTAGCAAAATTTTTGACGGATAATATTTACACACTAAATTAAAATCATTAATCGTTTTTACCAAACCATTTTCTTTTATGTATTTTTGTATTGCTAACATATTACTAATTTAAACACAAAGGTACTAAATAATTTGATTAAAACAAATTTTAACCAGAAAAATTAAGCTGATGGTGGTTCACCGTTATCTTCTCTAAACTTATTTATTCGTTTTATGATTTCATCATATGAATCTTTATTCTTTAAAGACTCGTTTAAATCACCTATCCCCAATTGTAACTCGTCTAATAATTTTTTTGCTGAAAACATAGAACAAAGCTGACCAAATTCATAAACATCTTCTTCAGCCATAACTAACCCACCAATCAGTATCATAAAATTACCGCTTTGTGATATACAGTAATCATTAGATTCAGAACCTTCACGCATTAGTGCCTGACCCATTTCTAAAAATTTAGCACTAAGTTCTAAACGTCTTTTTAATTTTTTATTTTTCATAAACAAATATACTAATAAGTTTTTAAGAATGCAAGTATTACTTTGTAATTTCATTCACAAACCCTCCAATAAAAAATGGTTTGATATCTTGCCAATTTTGAATTGAGTTTGAATCTTTTGGTTTACCACCCTCTGGATTGACAGCTAATGTAACATGTGGTATAGCATTTTTAGAAGTATAACCTTCAACTTGAACAGCCATAGCCATATCAGACAACCCAACCTTGGTTACTTTAAGAATTACTTCTTTACCGATGTCAGTTTTATCTTTCAATTCGCCCATGGTTATCGTCATGTGGTGGGCATATGTTTTCCAACCTTCTGGCATTTCTAATGCAAATCGGTCAAGCAATTTATTATATGAAGCTTTGTCTAAAACAACAGCCGAGTATAAAACGTTTGATTGTTTATAAAAGTCTTTAGATTCTAAAACCTTATTCAATGTCATTTCACCTTGACCAGCGTGGCTATCCATCATTTGCTTAATCTTTTCCACTGGCACACCATGAGTGTTTCTAGCAGCCAATTGCTCAGCTGTAAGGCCAGCAGTACCAACATCAACAAACTTTATGTTATTGTCAGCAAAACCCATTTCCAAAGCAGCTTTAACATAATCTTTTGGCTCATTGTGTTTTATGTTGGTGTTATCAACGATAATTGGGGTTATGCCAGCTTTCATTGATTCAATTGCATCTTTTAAGTTTTGAGAATGTGCTTTGCTGAGTGGGCTAAAGTCGCCAGAAGCAATCATCTTAGCAAAAAACTCACGGTAATCGCCACCAGCTTCAATAACATCATCGGTTGAATGAATCTTACCTTGACCAACCAAAGATTTTGCTTTGGTTGATTTTCCAGAGCCTGGTATCCCTCTCATGATGATTAACACCTGAGATGGGCGACTTACTTCTACATTTAATATGTTTTTAGATACTGGTATTAAACCTTCTCTTAAAACTTTTTTAATATTATTTTTCATTTACTAATTTTTATATTTATGTAAAAACTTTATTAACTTATCTTTATACACTATTTAATTAGAAAATTAATAAATCTTACTTTTACTTCTTCTTCGGTTAAATATGTTTTAATAATTACCGTACTTTCTGAAAAATCATAATTGTTGGATAACACTTCATGTGAAATGATATCCTCAGAAAATTGATGAATGAAATCATCGAAATGTTTAATTGTTAATTTTATAGTGTTTGTTTTTTTTCCTTTTTGATTTGATTTGAAGTATAGAATACTTTCTAAGTAGAACTTTCGGTTTATATCTATCTTTTCATCAAGCATAATGTCTAGAATACCATTGATATCATACTCAATACCACAATATTCTAAAACAGATTGTAAAATAGGACCATGTTCTTTATTTATATCATTAAAATCGTTAATTAAATGTGAACTGTAACACCATGTTCCATCTAACTCATCTCTAAGTCTAGTTGAATCAACAGCTAAGCCAATAAATATATCTTGACCGAAATCATAGAAATCAAATAGACCTAAATTTATCAAATATGATACATCTGGATTCTCAATAACAAAAATTCGTATTTTATTTATGTTAACCATATTAATTAGATTAAGCACAAAGGTAAGTATAATTTATTAATAAAACAAATTAAATTGGTTCTTTTTTCAATAATTCTATTACAGATGGATTATAGATAATTATATTTTTACCTTCTTTCTCGTATCTATTAACGATTACACCGTCTATACCTACTTTAACACAGTTTCTAACGAACTCTCTTCCCTCATATCTATAAAAGTCAATCCAAACTTGTAAAAGTGTGTCTTTATCTGAATCATTATAATCATAAGCACCACTTAAAAATTTTCTAACACCCATTAATGGGTTCTCAGCAAAGTTTTGAGCATTGTCCTTCCAATTATTAGCCATCATGACCAATTTATTTAATTTACCAATTGGGATTGTTCTTTTTCCTGTGTCATCACCATAAAGTAATCTTGGGTTTATTTTTGCCTTATAGATAAAACCTTCACCTTTATTACCAGCATAAGCCAAGGCTTCTTCGTATGATGTGGTGAAGTAAAGACCTGGTCCTTCTTGGTCTGTAGCTTCTTTTCCACCTACAAATTCATCCCTAAAACTTGTAATTTCATGTGGGCTACCATGATAAACCTCAATACTTAAATTCTTAACCGCTTCCTCACCAATTACGGATTCATTTATTGATGCTAATACCTTATCTTGTAATTCTTCTGGTAACTCATCAAATATATCGTTATTATCTATAGGTTTACCTTCAAGAGTTTCGAATTTAGTTAATGCTTCATAATATCTAACAATATTACCATTGGCTAACTTAATTTTTTTAAATTTATCCGTTCTTGGTGCCGATGGTTGTACCACTCTTTTTGATTTATTGAATGCTTGAAGATTTTTAATTGTTATTGGATTGGTTTTAGCATCATAAAAATCACTAGCGGCAAATTCGACTAATTCCTTATACTTAATATCATAATCATATTGACCCTCAAATTTATGTTTCCAGTAAAGTGTGGTCATATTATTATTGTTAATGATTGCTAACAATAACGAACCTTTATCTATAGGTTTATATGGGTGATGAAGCACTTCTTTTGGAGTTTCGTAAACCCACACACCAATCTTTTGTGGTTGTTTATTCGAAAATTCCAAAGACTCAATAAATTTTAATCTTTTATCTATTTCTTGTCTATGTATTGGGTCCATATCCTTAAGAGTACTAGTTTCAATCCTAATAGGATATGAATCTGTATGCCAATGTCCACTCTTAATAGCTTCGGCTAATAATTTTTTAATTAACGCTTTCATCGTATTTTATATTTTTTAATAATTTTAGGATATACATAACCAATGTTGCAACACCTGTTACTATAAATATCTTGGCCAAGGCTAAAGGTGTTCTATATAGTTCATGTGACATCCAAAAAACATTTGTCATTACCCATGAAGAAAATATTGTGTTTGTTGACACTAATTTTTTTGTTTTAACCATCAAATAAACGGTTAAAATAACTGTTGGAATAGCCATAAACATAGCTAATGCTTTCCATTTTAAAAACCAGAATATGTCTTTAAGAAACCAAAAACTAAATTGGAAAAAATCTACTTTGTCGTCATTTTGAGCCATCTTCAATGATAACCATTTTGTCTCCGTTTCTATCTATTAAAATATATTCGTATTTAATTAAACCAAATTCATCCAAGTGCGCTAAAACCTCTTCAGCAGTAAAACAAGAACATGAATAAATGTCAAATTGAAACATAGATGGTTCATATTTTTCCCATATATGTATTGATGCATGGCTGGTTGCCAAGGTTACAGTCCCTGTCAATCCTTCATTGCCTTCTTCATGTACATAAACTGAAGTTGGGCCAGCCACAACTTTCATTCTAACTTTTTTAACTAGATTGGTAAACCATTTATTTAAAACATCAACTTCTGTTGGTGGGTTTTTAAAGTTACCCTTAACTATTAAATGTAGGTGGTTTGGTATAAACATTTTTTAACTTTTATATAATAAATATAAAGATGTTTATAAAAAATTAAAACATATTGGTTATTTAAAGCGGAGAACTGGTTAATTGAAAACCATGCGTTTTTTAAACGCACACATTATTTAGCAAATAAGTCTGGGACCCTGCCCAGTTAATTCTCCATTGTAGTCTCGATGGGAGTCGAACCCACATAGAACACCTTAGAACGATGTCGCATATCCATCATGCTCCGAGACCATATTTTGTAGTTCCAGAGGGATTCGAACCCCCAAATCTCTTCGTTCGTAGCGAAGTGTGTTTCCGTTACACTATGGAACCATGTTATAACGTGGACAGGATTCGAACCTGTGTGTCCTTTGGTAAGGAAAGAGAATATGAGTCTATCGAAATCGACCTCTCTGCCACCACACCATATTATTTGCTCACAGGGTGGGAATCGAACCCACGTAGGAATTGCTTCCGCAGATTAACAGTCTGCTGCCTGGCCTCTAGGCTACCTATGAATGTTTAGTAGGCACGGTGAGACTCGAACTCACGTTTTCAACACCAGCTACGAATATCGAATTTATCAGGTTCGCTCGGTATGGCGCAATGTTATTTTAAATTTCCAAATCCCTAAACCGCCCCAGTTTATTATCATATTCACTGGCATCCCACTCATGGAGTCCAAACCATTGTTTGGTGACGGTTAAATTTTAAGAGGGTGTTAGAGGAGTTTCGAAATCCCGACCTATGGCTTCACAAACCAGCGCTCTGCCTCTGAGCTACTAACACCATGTAAGACCACCCCGTAAGTGGTCAGCGCAAACAAGTCTTTGCGTGGACAAGTTACTCACCCTTTGGGCAAGAACAGAGGAAGGTGGAGGACCCGACCCCCTGACAGCTCATCACCGCCACCCTAATTTTCAAGACTAGTTTCGCTCCATGCGAGGCACCTTCCATATGCACACTCGGTAGAAGTCGAATCTACAACCATTTAATCCTAAGAACAGATTTGGAGTCTGTTGGTCACGCCCATGAGCGAGTGTATACGTTATTTTAGTATTGCGTATTTTTATCAATTTTTATAATGTTCTTTTATTAAATCAAGCGTTTTAATCAATTCTTCTATAGTACAGTCCATCTTCATATAGTTAACCCCTAACATAACCCAATGAACATTGTCTTTTGTGTAACCCTTAGAACTATTAATCCTGTCAAGACTAGCGGTTTCATATAAAAAAGATTCTTCATTTTTACTTTTAACCTTAATCGGACATCCTGTTATTGCGCATTTATTATTTTGCTTAACTTCAAGTAGGTCTTTAATGAATTCTTCGGTTAAATCAAATTCTAATTTTTTCTTTTTGGCTCGTTTTGGTATATCTCTTAAATAACAATAATAATCTGTTTTATATGTTGTTGCTTTACATTCTAACGAACAATATTGCTTCTTTTCAGATAATAAATCTAATTTAGTTACGAGTATTATTTTATCACAACAAGCGCATTTTTTTTCAAAAACTCTACCCGCTTTTTTATTAATCCTTGTTTTTCTATCATCATTCGTTTCATTTGCAAAATTATATTTCTCAGGGTGTGATACCCTATAATCTCTAACTTGTTTATAAACTTTTTCTTTATTTTTTAAATAATGATTTCGCCTATATTCTTTATGACAAATTTTACACAAAGCATTAACACCACCACGTTTTTTAGAATTTTTATTAAACTCTGATAATGGTTTAATATCGTTACATTTAATACATTTTTTTGTTTCCATAATAATAAATATCACAGAAATACTAAAAAGTCTCCAAATGCACAAAAATATGCACACCTGCTTCGACTCGAACGAAGAACGTCCGTTTTGGAGACGGAAATTTTACCATTAAACTACAGATGTATAATAACCAATATATCAAATAACGTTTGACCAATATTTTATTTGGTGGCCAACCAAAAAACAAAAAACCCGATTTAGATTTTATTCTGAATCGGGTTTTTCTATTGTTTATCTTTTCTTACTAAAAGTCATCAAAGAAACTTACAGACATAGCCGATTCAAGTGGATTACTATTGCGTCTCCAGCTATTAATCGATATCATATGTATGTTAATGTTTCTCATTGTTTTATGTTTTTGGGTTTCCCCTTTTTAATTAAATATGTCTTTGTTTATAAAAGTAATGCAAATGTACTAAACATTTTTCAAAAAAGCAACTCTTGTTGAAAAAAAATTATGATACATCAAATTCATCCAAATAAACAGTAACTTCTGGGTAATTTGTTTCAATATAAGAAACAACTTCTCTTGGGTCTTTTGTTAATGGCATATCAGTACCAATTTTTTCATTAAATTCTTCCACTGAATTTAATTTTTCTTGTTTGCCATCTTTGTAAATGATATATATACCATATATGCTGTTCATTACCGCACCATTATATTCTGGTCTAGCAACCGATATTCTATCTACGTTGTCAAACAATGATTGTTCTTCCTCATATGGGTTTATACCATACTGTACTTCTCTAGAAGCTTTTTCATAGTCTTCACCATCATACTCATTAATTTGATTTTTAATCCAATAGTTCAATCCTTTCCAATATATCGCATCAAAACTATCTTTATGTTCTTCACCATCAACAACTACTGTAATATAAATTTTATTCCACTTATGTTTTGAAATTAAATTTTCAACTATTGACATAGTATCGTCAAAGTCAAAATTAGACTCAATTGTATCTATTTCATAATCAATTGAACCATCTGGACCATTATGATAATGTTTATCTTCTATTTTTGTCATATCATTATCATAATCTAAGGTTACTAACATATCTGAAACACCAGTTGATGTTCCTTCATCCATTTTCATCATTGAAGTCTCGTCTATACCCATTCCAAAGCTAGCCACTGTTGTGTCAGCATCGAAAAAATCAGAAACAACAAATATATCACCACCAACCTTATTTACATGTTGAGCCACACCACCTTCTTCATCAGAAATTCTTTTGGCTTCAGCTTTGGCTTCTTCAAATGACATTCCATAAGCTTCATCAATACGTTTAATTTTATTAAAGTTTTTCGCAAATGTTTCAACAATCAATTTTTCTTTTTCAGATAACATTACTTTTCTTTTGGTTTCTGTAAGGAATTCTTTCTTTTTCATGATTTCACTTTAACTATAAATATCTTGGTTTATTTAAAAAAATAATAAACACTATAAAAGCTTTTCGAAATTATCCGTTTCAATTTTTTGAATTGCTTTTCCAAGTTCTGGTCCTGGTTTTAACCCCAAGTCATCCATAACTTCTTGACCACTAACTGTTAGTCTAAATTCCTCAAAAGCATCTAATAATTGACTACTTACATTTTCCTTACCACAAAAATCCCTAATTTGGTCTGGAGTTACACCAGAATTTTTTTCAGCTCTTTTAAGTGTTACAGCTGTATCAACATCTAACTTTAACATAGCAATAAGGAACGTTATGGTTTTTACTTCTTCAACTGAATATTTTAATTCATTCAATTTTTTCTTCAATAAATCTAAGTTGTTTTTCTTTAAAAGCCTTGCCAATAATACAATGTAATCATCGTGATTATAACCACCAAGTCTGTTAACAAATCCCATATCCACATCCAAACCTTTGAATATCCAATCAAACAAATTGTATTTATCCAACAATTCCAAAAAGTCTTTTTGTGACTTTGCCGAATTTAAACCTTTGATGAATTCATCTCTAATGCGTTCACCAGATATACCTTCAAGACTTGCATCTTTTTGTAAAGCAGAATCAGTTGCTGGGTCTAGTTCGTTTCCAAATCTGCCAGAAAAACGTATTGCTCTTAAAATTCTAAGTCGGTCCTCCCCAAATCTATCTTCTGGGGCACCAACGGTTCTTACAATACCATTTTTTATGTCTTGCACACCACCAACAAGGTCAACGATTTCATGTGTGTCAATATCGTAGAACAAAGCGTTGATTGTAAGGTCTCTCCTCAAAACATCTTGGTTTATATCTGTAAACTCAACAGAATCTGGTCTTCTCCCATCAGACCCAATATCTTTACGCATAGTAGCGATTTCGTATTCTCCTAGGTCAGTGAATACGTTAATCACACCAAAAGCCTTTCCAGTTGGTAGGGTTTTAAAATCAGAATCATTCATGATTTCTTCTACTTTATCTGGAACTGCATCAGTCACTAAATCGTAATCTTTAATAGGTTTTTGAAGTAAAGCATCACGCACAGCACCACCAACAACATACAATTTAAACCCGTTCTTTTTGAACACGTCTTTAATTTCTTGTATGTCACTAGGTATAGGTAAATCAAACTTGATACGTTCTTCACGAATAAGTCCTTCTCTAAGAATTTGTTTGATATTATCTTTCATAATCAATAAATATTTTTACAAAGGTATTAAAAATATTTTAATTTTTAAATATTTAACGATAATTCAATTATTAAATCATTAACAATATTTTTTAAATGATTAATATCTTTTTTATCATTGTAAATGATTTTGTTAAAATTTGTATACATATCTAAATTTGTTTCAGAAACGTGGTTTAAATCACGTAAACTATTTTTTCTAACATCCATTGGGTCACCTTCTAACCTGATTAAATACCCACCTTCTTTACTTATATAATCAGCCTCATTTATAAATCTTACATCTGGAATAACAATTATTTTACCATCACTTAATTTTTTTTCTAACTCATGATTGAATAAAGATTTAACCCAAATATCAGTATCGTAATTATCTCTAAATAATTCGGTACCGACTAGTTGTAATGTTTCCCCAATAGTCTTATTAAATTGTTTAATAACTATGTTTTTTTGGTCTTGTGTGTAGTTACGTATTTCATTACAAAACGGTTTATTCACTTCATGTGTTGTTGTCATTCTAACACCACTAACAATCTCAGTTATCAATCTTAACTTGTCAGCCAAAGCATGTCTTTCAACTTTATCTTGTAATTGTTTAGATAATAATTCAGCAAAGGTATCTTTTCCACTACCTATTTTTCCAGATAAACCAATTATTTTTTTTCTCATGTTTTTATACAAAAATACTAATAAAATCAGAAATAAACAACTATTGGCACGAACTTATTTTTAACTTACAACCATTGTATAGTAAAATTAATAAAAACATTAAAAAAAATTAATTTAAAATTTGTATAAAAAAGAAAACCCCACATAAGTGGGGTTTGTGTTAGTTACAGAATGGTTTTGTTTTTTTCTCAATAAAAATTTTTTTAAATTGCTGAATCCATTCTTATTGAAGCGGGGGATGGAATTGCACCACCGACCTTTAGGTTATGAGCCTAACGAGCTACTACTGCTCTACCCCGCAATATAAGTTAAGAAAAGAAACAACTTGTCTTTCAAGTATTACGTTTCAATTCTTTTCAGTAGGAGAAATGAGCCTTGCACTCATATCAACACCCCATTCGGGTGGTGTCTTTCCTTAGACGATTCTCCTAATTATCCCAAGATGGCTATTCGTATTTATTTTACAGGACTCCCGTTTACCTGGCAGTTTTTTGGCATGACCTCCGTCATGAAGTATTTTTTTACATGGTCTTACGCCATGATGGTTTTACCCCAAAATTAAACCTATAAGGAAAGCTTCGCAAAAAACCTATTATAGAGTTATTAACGTTGGAAAAGACCCACAAACTTTTTTCCATTTGTAGTTTTTGGTTCGTTTGCAGAACCCATCTTTTATGGATATTTTTTTTATTTAAAGAACATTGTATTAATATATATGCAAAAGTACTAAAAGTTTTTATGGTTGTCAAGTTTTTTAAGAAAAAAATTTTCAAATCAAGTATCTTTTTCTACTTTTATACTTTTAATAAATGGTTTAGAACTTAATTCATTAACAACAATGTATACTGATTGAACTGTATTAATAGAATGTATGATAGTTACAACTTCGTAATATTGTTCATCAATCCAAATAAATTCATCTTTTTTAGGTATGAATGTGATTGGTAAATTTTTTTTAAGAACTTCCCATTTACTATTTAAAAGTGTTAATGTATATTTTTTATAAAACATATTATAAAATAATAAAGTTTTCTATAAAATAAAGTATTTATTAATAAAGATAACAAAACAATAAAAAAATAAAGAACTATGCAAACTGTAACTAACGGTTGTGGATGTGGTAAACCAAAACAAACAACGATTGTAAGACCAACCACACCTCCAACACCTAGCAAATAAGTGTTAAGGACACCAAAATTACCCCCAATAAAGCGATTTACTGGGGGTTTTTATTTTACACCCAGTGGCATAAAGTATCGGATGTAAATTTGGTAAAAATCTTAAGTGTCTTTATATGTTAAACCTCTTTTTATTTTACTAATCGTTTCTTGTTTAACGTTAAACATTTTACCTAACTTACTTTGAGATAATTCATTTTTGTATATTAATTCTTTAATTTTAAGAACGTCATCATTGGTTAATTTACTATTTTTAACTAACTCACCTTTTATGTTTGTAAACCTACCTTTAACCCATCCTTCATTTAGATAAGCTTGTAAATCTTCTTTTTTTATCTTTTTGTTAGTTCCTTCTTTTGTTATCCAACATGTACCGTATTGACTATTTGTTTCACCAGTTCCAGTCCCTATTTTTAATTCAGAGATTTTTTGCTTAGTTTGGTCTGAGTGTTTTTTACCAGTCCAATCATAAGATTTATTAACTGATTTAAGTCTTCCATCAATCATGGCTTTTTTACTATTTTCACTTCGGTTTTTTGATAAAGATTCTCTAAACACTAAATCATTTTCTAACTTGTATTTAAATGCTTTATTATGAATATCAACAAACCAACCACCTTCACCACCAACACAAAGATTCATACATTCTTCTTTAGATATTTCATCTAAATTTACAACTTCTATTTCCCTTTTTTTTAAGTCTTCTCTTGTTTTACAAAATTCTAAAATTTCTCGTTTGAAACTTTCTTTACCATGTTTTCTAATTGCTAATCTAAGTCTGTTACCAGAACCTAAATAACCATCTTCTAAATCATCAGTACTATGCATACCTATATAATACCTACCACTTAATATATTAGTAGTTTTATATATAAAATGATACTTTTTTTCTTTTCTTGCCATGTCTATATCTTTTTAATATAAATATCATGAAAAATGTAAAAGTACAAAAACATGTCCAGTGGAGCGTAGGGGAATCGAACCCCTGTCTTGAATATTCTTAAAAAGCTTTCTACATGTTTAGCTTTATTTTCTAATTAAGCCAAATATCTTGATTATTTGTGAAGGAAATCAAGAGACCCTAATGGATTACCATCATGTCGTAGAACATACCACGATGAAGTGAATTATCACTATTAGCTGTATTAGGCTACAGCAAGCTCTCCAGCGAAACTGCAAGCAGCTTCGTCAAGGAAATTTTCGGATACAACAAAATCGTTGCCATATAAAAGTGTTAATAGCGAGATTAAAGTGCTTCCATCTAGCACTACATGCTTACCAATTACGACCATATCCAGTCAATACCTTGGACACCCCATAAATTAAAGAACGTGTGTAGGATATAAATATGTGGTCTTAATAAAAAGACCACATATGTCTATCATAATACAAAGGTACTAAACCTTTTAATTAAAAA